TTGAGCTTATCTTACTTCCTTTACCAGCAGCTATTGCAGCCTCATGAAAATCTTTTTGAGCTTGTAGCATTGATTTTCCAGAGGTTTTAGCCATAAGACCCATAAGCGCCTGCTGTTCAACAGTCATACCCATAGTTCTTCTTAAAACGTCTAAAACAACTGAATTTTCTTTAATGTCTTTTGATAAAATGTGAATTCCTGCTCCTGCAGCTTTACCCATTTCATTCATAGCCTTTAGTCTAGCTGCAGCACCAGCCTCGTCTAAACCATAAGCATCCCCTAAACTTATTCCAGCCTTTGCTAAAGTCTTAGACTGCTTCTGCATAGTTTTAAATGTACCGATTACAGCTTTGCCTTCGTTTGAAGATAAGCTACCAAATTCTCTCACTATGTCTTGAACAGCTTCCCTTACAGGAATCAACATGTCGTGAGTTTTGGCGGCCATTTTAGATAATCCTTCCATTATCTGAAATGGTATACTTACAATGGCTTTGCCTATTTTGTAGATTGTTTTAACTAAAGTTACGGCAGCAGATATAACACCTTTTATTATAGCTAAAGCACCTTTAAAAGCAGACACTACACCGCCAGCGAAACCTACTAAAGCAGCAGATTTAATCGCATTACTCATATTAAAAATGCCTTTAGATGCTTTATTGGCATTTTTACCGGTTTGATCTAGCGCACCGTTTAATTCATCAGTGCGAGTTCTTACGTCTTTTAATCCTCCATTTATGCTGCTAATTCTTTCGTCCATGCCGTCTAGCTCTTTGCATTCTAGACCTTTGCATACTTCTTTAGCCATCTTGGCTTGAGCACCAAGCGTTTGGACTTGATCAAGCAACATTTTCTGCCTTTTAGCGAGAACGTTGTTGATCTGCTGCTGAATTTTAAGTTGATTTCCTAAATCTTCATCAGCCATATTACTTTACCAAAATCTTCATGGAAATAATTATTATATTGCCTAAGTTCACCTTAGACATTATTTTAAGTAAACCTAGATAATCTAGAAGGTACATGGCTTCTGGAATTGCCCTGGAGGGCTCTCATGTCGGGCGTATTGTCGTGAGCAGCTCTTGAAGCTTGAGATTGCCTTTCGTTTGCTCTCTTAAACTCTTCAGATATTCTATTAATAAACCATATTCTTTGCCATATAGGAAGCATATAAGCTTCTCTATATGTAAAGCCCATATAATACATCAAGGTAAATATGGCTTCTAAAAATATATTTTTATCCTCAGGATTCAGGCCAAAAAAACGAGGCCCCTAAGGGCAGATTTACCTCCGAACTTTCATCGCAGTGGGGGCAGTCCATCCACGCTTTCATTTCTATTCCCGGTTCGGCAGAATCTATAAATCTTCTAAGAGCCAGAGAATCTCTTGCCGGCATACTTCTAATAAATGTATTTATCTTATTCTTATCGGTAATTTCTTCGACTGCAACTATCGCGTACTGAAGCCTTGTGGTTATTAAGTTGTCAGACTTCATTCCTTGCTTTTTTCTTCTTTCTTGAGCTACGGCTATTTCTGTCTCATCTTTACCGTTTAAAAATTTAAAGTGTATTTTTTTCTTAGATACTGGAAGACTAAACTCAAATAAATTTGCACCTTCAGCAATTGGGTTTTCTTCTAGGTAGTTTATGGGAAGCTCAGATAATTGAAAGTCGTGTTTACTTCTACCACCACAATTAGGACAATCTACTTCTACATTATATTCAGAACCATATCCTGTAATTCTTAAAGCAGTCATGATTGCGTTTCTATCTCCTGCAATCATTTCATCTACGTCTATAGTTTTATCTATTAAACAAGACTTTATTAGTTCTGTTATTACGGTACCTTTTTTTATGAGAGCTCTAGAGGTTAGTATGTCTTCCTCTTTTGCTGTCATTGCTCTTATCTCTATACTTTCTTTTCCGTAAAGAGCAGAGTCTGCGCTGTATACTTTTCCACCCGAAGGAAGTGGAATTGACTCTACTGGAATTTCTAGGCCGAAATCGTCTTTTAATACATTTCTAGCCTGAAATCCAGCTCGTTGAGCTGCATCTGCAGTGAAGATAGCATTATTCTCCCTGTTGTCATTTGACATAAAAAAAACCCTTTTCTATTTTATATTCCAAATAAATGTAATTTTTTTTATTACTAATGTAAATACCAGGGAGAAAAAATTAACTAATTTTTTATTAATACTGGAGTATACAGTTATCAAATCGTAGCGTTAGAGATATTTCGGTAGGATCACTGGCACCGTAATCTAAATCTCCAAAGCCGGCGCTTGTTATAAAAGTTCCTTTTAGGTCCCATAGTTCAACAACAGTTCCAACAGGATCAAGAAGCTTTAGTTGACAATCGCGCTTATAAAAATCAGCATAACCAGCTCGACCTGAAACAGATTCAAAGTGGGTTCTTACCCATTCCATAACCTGCTGTGCGCCTGAAGGAGCAATCGGGTCGTGAAGAGTGACTGAAACTGTATCAAAAGTAGTCTTTCCAGCTACATACCTTGTATGGTTCATGTAAGGAATTGTAATCTCTTCAGTATTTATAGTCGGACGGTTTGCTGTCTTCATAAGGAAAGCATCTATACCTTCAATAGCAAAAACCCATCTAAACTTTCTTTTGGGCTCAAACTTATTTGGCAGCATATCCGATACTGGTAAAGTATTTGGCATTTTATAAATCTCCTAACTCAGTGAGTATCTCTATATTAAATATGTACTGAAAGAAAAACTTTTCGTTTCAATTATACATTTGTAAATTATGCACTCGGATTATTTTCATCAGCTGTAGCCTCTACCTTTTCTTGTATGTTTGAAGATCTTAATTTTACATTAATTAATCCTCTCACAAGCTGATTTCCAGCTCCGTATAAAATTGACGAAGAAGACTGTACGGCTTGAACCATATCAATTTTTTTAATATCATCTGGATGGGGAAATATTATAGAATAATTATCTATGATGTCTTCTTCCCTTAACATACTTGTCACTACTTCTATTCTAGATCTTAAAAGTGCCTCTGCTCTTTTTTTAGAATTTTCTTCAAAAAGAGTCCTCATTGATGCATTTCTAACTACTCTTCTTAAGTGTATCATTGCTCTTCTATGAGCAATAAAGTATAGATTACTATCTTTTCCTGATTTGGTTCCTAGTGAGTTTATTATTAGTGTTTTCGCTTCTTTTAAATGAATTCCTTCTCCATCTTCTGAGCCGAATAAGTTTATACCTAATCCTGAATATTTAGATTGCTCTATAGATGCTCCTACAACTTGAGAAAAAGTTGCGGACTCTAAAGGCAAAGTACCATTAGTCGTTCCTGTTGGAGACACCGCCAAAGATTTTTCTTTTTGAGAATTGGCTAAAACTATGGCTGCGCAAGAAGAGCCAGGTATTGTAACTTCTCTTAAATTTTCTAGAATAGTTTTATCGTATTTAACGCCAGGAAAAAATACTGAACAAAAGGTTGAATCTTCCGATAAATCTCTAAAATTTGTCAGAGTTTTACTATCAGAATATTTAGGAAGGGCTACATTGTTATCTGATCCTATAGGAACCCTAGTATCGTCGTTAACATCCGCTGTAATAGAATCATAGTGTTGTGCTATAATCTGCTCTATTTCAGTGTCTAAAATATTTCCTGCTTCGTTTAATTTTTCTAGATCCATAATGTAAAAGCAGTCAAACCTGTCTTCTACTAAGTCTAATATTTCTTGACAGATTTTTTTATTTGTTATTGATGGAACTAGCAATATATCAAAATCAGAAAAAGCCCTATCTTTTATTGTGTCTAAAGCCGATCTATACGAATTAAATGTTGGCCCTCCTAAATGTCTGCCGCTACTTAATTCTGACTGTTCGTCGTATAGTGCTAAATTGGACATATTTCTTTTTTGCTTATCAAAAATATTTAATCCATCAAATCCGCCGTAAAATAAACAAGAAAATTTAGCTAAATTTTTAACTTTCTCGTTTAATAAATCTTTTAATTCTAAAAATTTTGTAGAGTTACCGGCGGTGGCATTACTCTGAGGGTCTTTTGGATAAGTAAGAAGA